GGAGCATCATTTGGTGATGATACAGGAACTTGGGAATTTGACGGGGCAGGAGCATTATCTGAAACAGGAATGACAACATTTAGTGTAACACCGTCAAGTACTTTGTATATGCAGGGTGGTGGAGTTTCCAGGTATGGAGATGATACAGGTTATTGGAGTTTTGATGGTAGTGGAGCGTTGTCTGAAACAGGAATGACAACAATTTCAATGACGCCATCTAGTACAGTAGATGTAGATGCGGGTGGTGCAGTTACAATAGATTCTTCAGCAGCAATTAGTATTGGTGGTGATTCAGTTGGACAAAAGATTACAGTAGGTGGAGATACTGGTACTAGAACTGAAGTAGAATTAAATGCAATTTTAGTAGATATTAATGCTGGAGCCAGTGGAGTCACGATTGATGCTGGAGCAGCGTCTAGTTTTACAACTTCTGCAGGAGCATTAACATTAGAAGGGGCATCGGGGGTAGATTTAAAAGAAAATGGTACTTCAGTTATTACTATTGATTCTGCGCGAGATACTTTGTTTGCATCAACTGGGGGATCAACAGGAGACCCAGATGTAGAATTTGATGGTTATGTTAGACATGATGGACAAGTAGAAATAGCCGATACAACAACTTCAACAACAACTAGTACAGGTGCTTTGGTTGTTGATGGTGGTGTAGGTATAGTTGAAAATTTAAATGTCGGAGGAAATGCCGCAATCACAGGTAATTTAACGGTATCGGGAACTACGACCACAGTAGATTCTACCGTAGTAAATATTGGAGACAATATCCTCACATTAAACGCAGCTGGTGGAGCGGTAGATAGTGGTATACAAGTTATAGACGCAGTAAGTACATCACATACAGGATCATTATTATGGAACGCAACCAATGATTATTGGTATAGTGGAATTAGTGGTTCAACACATTATAGACACCCAGTACAAACCGGACTTTCAGATTTAACAGAAAATAGACCAGTAATTGCGGATGGTAATGGTAGATTAGAATCTTCAGCAAATATTACAGATGATGGTTCGACAGTAAATATGGGCGTATCTACTCATGTAACTGGTTCAGTTTTTGTTAGTACTGGAGCAAGTGTAGCATCTGGTAGTTCAGTAGCTTTCCAGGTTCCTTCAAGTACTCAAGTTGGATATATGTCATCTGCTGATACAACCGCTGTTACTGCTGGATTAGTTGGATATAACGCAAGTAATGGAAATTTAACGGTTAGTTCTGTCATTGATGGGGGGACATTCTAATGGCGACTTGGAAAAAATTATTAGTATCGGGGAGTATTGCAAAAATATCATCATTATTTGTGACTAGCGGTGCAACTAAAGTGTCAAATAGTGGGAGTTTATTTGTGTTTGCTAACAATTCCGATAAAGAGTTTGGTTATTTATCTTCTAGTGCCAGTGAAACAGAAACAGATGGTATACCAGGATATGATACAAATGGAAATTTAACTGTAAGTACTTTAATTGATGGAGGATCATATTAATGGCACAGGTAATAAAACTAAAAAGAAGCTCTACTTCAGGTGCAGTTCCATCTACGGGCAATTTAGCATTAGGGGAACTTGCTATGAATACCTATGAAGGTAAGATTTTTTTTGAAAAAAATGATGGATCTGCTTCAATACAAACAATATTAACAACAGACTCAAAAACTACAGGATCGATAGAATTAACAGGCGATGTTACAGCATCAAAATTTAGTGGTGATGGGTCAGCATTAACAAACGTGACAGATCCAAATTCTGTAGTGTTTGGAATAGTTTTCGGAGGATAATAAATGGCTAATACATTCAAAAATGCAGCAACAGGATCAAGTACAACATTACAAGCGATGTATACTTGTCCATCAGCGACAACTGCGGTAGTACATGCAATTTATTTAAGTAATATTGACGGTACAAATGCAGCTACTATAAATTTAAGTGTTAGTGGTAGTGCTACGTTTGAGGGCAGGACATATTTGTTAAAAACTGTAAATGTACCTGCGGATTCTACAGTAATAATTGAAAAACCAATCAATTTGGGAGCAGGGGATAAATTAGAAACTGAAGCTTCCGCAAACGGAGATATTGATGCGTTTGCAAGCATTTTGGAGATAACATAATATGGCCGGTACGTTAAAATATATTGGTCAAGAACGATTTGATAGTAAAGTCACTGTCACGGATGGTGGAGCAGAAATAACAGGATCGATTGATGTAGATGGTATTATAAAAGAGAGATTAAATTCCCTTATACCAACAATATTAGAAGGTCTTGTAGTACATTCAGATTCTTATAACGTTCTGGGGTCAAATGCTTTAACTACTGAAGATGGTGAAGCAATTATATTTGATGTAGATTCATCTGAGCATTCAATGTTTCCAGTAAGTGGTTCATCGTTAAAAATTACTGGTGATGCTACTATTGACGGAAATTTAAACGCATCACTAACATTAAACGATACTCTACCAGAAGCAGATGACGCATATGATTTAGGTTCAAGTGTAAAAGAATGGAAAGATTTATATATTGATGGAACTGCAAATATAGATACATTAGCAGTTTCAGATGCATTTACTTATGGAAGTTCAACCTGGAATGAGACATCTGGTATAAATGAACTTACAGGGTCGAGTTGGTCTTTTAAGGCAACATCTGGCTCGGGTGATTTATTTTCTATAACTAATACTGATGATGATATTGTGTTTAGGGTACAGGATTCAGTAGTTATTATGGCAGCGAAAAATACAACTCCTACAGCAGTCTCAGGTGGACTGTTTTATTCAGGATCTGACCAATGGTTTCTTGGATATGAGAATTTTGGGAGTACAAGTTAGATTTTAGTAAAAGAAAAGTGGAATATGAGAATATAAATTTTAGAAAGATTATATTTATTAATGAATCGTGAACTGTAAAGTTTACATAGGAGAAACAAAATGGCACAATGGAGAAAAGTACTAGTATCAGGCAGCGCAGCATCAGTATCATCTGTAAATAGTGATGCCGCAATAACCGCAGGAACCAGTTTTATAATTGGATCTGCTGATATTAATGAAACAGATTTAGAAAAGATTGATGGTATAACTGATGGTGCGGGTGCCGCTAATAAAGCATTGGTTCTTGATTCGAATGCAGACATTGCTTCAGGGTTAAGAAATATAACAATAACAGGAACATTTTCTGATGGTAACTATACCTTTGATACAAGTGGAAATGTATCTGGTTTAGGAACAGTTGGTTCAGGTAATATTACCTCAACTGGTACTGTACAAGGTACAACTATTACAGCAACAACAGCTTTTGTCCCAGATGCGTCGGATGGTGCAGCTTTAGGAACATCGTCATTAGAATTTAGCGATTTATTCTTAGCAGACGAGGCAGTTATAAATCTTGGTAATGAACAAGATGTTACTTTAACTCACGTTGCCGATACAGGAATTCTTTTGAATTCCACACGCAAAATACAATTTAATGATTCTTCTCAATATATTGGTGCTTCAAGTGCCGCAGATTTAGATATAGCTGCCACAACCGATGTTAATATCGAGGCTACAACACTTGATGTTAATGCTGCGTTGGATGTGTCAGGTGCGACAACTCTTAATGGAGCAGTTACTCTTGGAGATGCTTCAGGTGATGATATTACAAATACTGGTAGATGGGTTGGAGATTTTGTTCCCAAGTCCGATAGTGCTATTGATTTAGGAACTTCCGCATTACAATTCGCAGAAGCTCATATTGATGCAGGGTATATAGATGATATTACTGCTACAGGAACTTCAACACTTACTACAGTTGATATTAATGGTGGTAATATTGATGGAACTACTATTGGTGCAACATCAGCAGCAGCTGGTACATTTGCAGCAACAGTTGCAACTACTTTAAAAAATGCTTCTGCAGTAGGAGCATCACATTTAACTGGTTCATTTACTGGTTCATTTGTTGGAGATGGTAGTAATTTGACAGGAGTTTCTCAAGATATTGATACATTAAATGCTTATGGAGCAGCAACATTACATCAGACACAAGATAAATTCTTAGTATCTGATAATGGAACTGAAAAGAGTATTACATTTAGTAATCTGCAAGATAGCATTTTTGCAGATGTAAGTGGAGACGCTACAATAGCAGCAGGTGGAGCTGTAACAATAGCAGCAAATGCAGTTGAAGGTTCAATGTTAAATGATAATGTAATTTCTGGACAAAGTAATTTAGGTAGTGCTACAGTAGCACAAGAAGATGAATTTTTATTCTCTGATGCTGGAACTATAAAAGCATTAACTTTTTCAAATCTTGAAGATTCAATGTTTGGAAATTTTAGTGGTGAAGCAACTGTAGCAGCTGGTGGAGCAGTAACTCTAGCAGCAACTAACACTAGTTTGACAACATTAGCGAATTTAACTACCGCAGGCGCATTAAATGCAGGTTCGATTACAACAGGGTTTGGATCTATTAATAATGGTGCTTCAGCTATTACAACCACAGGAACAGTAACAGCAGGCACATTGTCGGTGACTGGAAATTCAACTATCAATGGCGATTTAACCGTAAATGGTACAACTACAACATTGTCCACTACAAATTTGGCGGTTGGAGATAGTTTTATATTTGCAGCTACAGGTTCAGCGGCTTCAAATGTAGATGGTGGTTTGATTGTACAAGAAGGTGCTTCAGTCGATAGTGGTTCAGCGATATATCATGATACTGGAGATAACAGATGGGCAGTAGCTAAATCTGTTGCAGCTTCTGCTACCGCAGTAACCGCATTAGAACATGTAGTTACTGTAAAACAGTTAGGTGATAATGATGATCCAGTATCAGGTGATAAAGAGTATGGAGCTGGTGAAATGGCAATAAATTCAGATGGAACTATTTGGATTTTTAGTTAAAATTATATAAAATAAATAGAGGTCATAAATGGCGTTAAGAACGGGGAAAACCAGAGTATTGGTTGATGAAGCAGCCAAGTTTGGAAAAACGGAAATTGAATTTTTGTTAACTTTAATACAAGAATCAATGATTCCAGGAAAATTTTTACAACAAGCAATGGATGTTGTGGTAAAATTGAGAAATCAATATAAATTAATTGATAAACCTAAATGGGAAGTCAAAAACACAATGTCGATTGAAGAAGAAGTAAAAGAAAGAGCGAAAGCAGCCCTCAAAGAAAAAGAGGGAGAGCTTTGGATAAGAAATAAAGAAGAAAATGAAGCTTAATGGTTGGCCCATCTCTTTGGCAGATGATGGGAAGTGGGCTCAAAAGAGTTACCAACCGCGATTGAGGGAAGAATAAATGCCAAATTGGAAAAAAGTCATAATCTCTGGTTCAGATGCTAGTGTGTCGTCGTTATCTACAAGTGGAGCGATTATAAATGCATCGGCAGTAGGATCATCACATTTAACAGGATCCTTTACAGGGTCTTATCAAGGTGATGGAAGTAATTTGACAGGAATCGAATCTGGTATATTTGCAGCAACAGGTTCAATTCAAGCTACCACAAATACAGTACAGGTTACTGGGTCTTTAAGTGTAGATGGCACAATTCAGGAAGCAGGATTTACAATTCCAGGATTGATAGAAAAAATGGTGGTGGATGGTTCTAGTACCTCAATATTAGATTTTACAACTATAACAAACAATGATGGCGAATTATTAGTAGCTAACTAAGGGAAAGAATAATGGCAAAAACACACAGTAGTTTAACAGGCGCAGATTTACATAATAATAAAGGTATAGGAGTCGAAACTTCTGCTAACTTTATGACGATAAGTCAATCTCTAAATATATTGAGTGCAAGTGCAGCATCAACTGCATCTTTTGGTAGATTTGAAGGAGCTGGAGACTCACATTTTAGTGGTTCTGTAACATTTGGCGGAGACCTGACAATTGGAGATGCTGCATCAGATTCAGTTTCTATAACTGCTGATTTAACTTCACATTTAATACCAAACGCAGATGCAACTTATGATTTAGGTTCAACTTCTCAAGGATGGAATGATTTACACTTAGGTAGTGGTGGAGTTATTAATTTAGATGGTGGTGATGTTACAATGACACATTCATCAAATCTAGTTAGCATTGCTGGAGGAAACACAAGGGTTATTAGATTAGAATTAGATTCAGCATCAGATTATATAGATGTTTCAACAGATTTACAAGTAATTGCAGCAGCAGATATTACATTAGACCCAGCAGGTGGAAATGTTAAACCAGCTTCAAATGATGACGCGGCACTTGGTGTTGCAGGAACTGGTTGGTCAGATTTATTCTTAGCAGAGGGAGCAGTTATAAATTGGGATAGCGGCGATTTTACAGCAACTCAAGCAAATAATTTACTTACACTTTCTGGTGGAAACACAAGAGTTGATAGATTAGAAATAGATAGTGCAAATGATTATTTAGATGTAGATACAGATTTAAAAATAGTAGCAGCAGCTGATATTACATTAGACCCAGGTGGTAACAATGTTAAACCTGGTTCAGATAGCGCTGATGATTTAGGTGTTAGTGGCACAGCTTGGAGAAAGTTATATGTAGATGATATAGAATTAAATTCACAAGGTAGTGTAACAAATGCAGTATCAGCATCCATTGGATATATTAGTGGGTCTGGTAATATGAAGATAGATGGCGCCGCAACATTTGGTGGTGGTTATGGTTCAACGGGAACAACTATTTCTTCAGCGGGCGTAATTCAATCTAATGGTAATATAGAAACAGCAGGTAGTTTTGTTATTGGCTCTGCTGATATGAATGAAACAGATTTAGAAAAATTAGATGGTATAACAGATGGAACGGCAGCGGCAAATAAAGCATTAGTACTAGATGCATCAAAAGACATAGGAACTATTAGGAATTTAACTATTGACGGTGTATTTACTGATGGAAATTATACGTTTGATACAAGTGGAAATGTATCTGGTTTAGGAACGGTTGGATGTGGAGCAATAACTACATCAGGCAATTTAGCAGTAACAGGTACAATTACAGGAGATACTTCACTAACTTTAGACTCAACCACTCTTACTACTGCTGAGTTAGGGGTTTTAGATTCTGTGACTGCAGGAACTGCAGCCGCTAGTAAGGCTGTGGTATTAGATGCAAGTAAAAATATAGCAACCATTGGGACTGTTGGTTGTGGAGCAATTACATCAACTGGAAATAGTTCATTTGCTGGTGGAGTGACGGTCGGAGGAGATTTAACCGTAAATGGCTCTACTGTAACGGTTGATGCTACTACATTAAATGTAGCGGACAAAAATATCACGATTGCTAGTGGAAGTACAACTTCAGCAAATATGGATGGGGCAGGATTAAATTTTGGTTTAGATGCTGCGGTATCTCAGTTAGCGTATCGACATAGTGATACAACTTTAACTTCAAGTGTAGATTTAGGTGCACCACAATTCCATTCAAGTATTACAACTGGTACTGCACCATTTACAGTTCAATCAACTACTGAAGTTGCTAATCTTAACGCAGCTACTGTTGGTGGTAAAACTATGGCAGAACCAGGAGCCATTGGTGGCACTACAGCCGCTGCTGGTACATTTACAGATTTAACTGCTACTGCAAACATTGATATTGATGATTCGGGTGGAGATGGAGCAATGGATGGTGTTATTATTGGGGCAGCTACAGCAGCCGCAGCTACATTTACAACCGTTAATGGAACTACATTCGATGCTACTACTGATTTTACAGTAGGTTCTACTGTAATTACAGACGATTCAATTGTGATGACTCCATCAAATAGTGATACGGTTACTATGGCAGCATCTACTAATGGTGCTTTGACTTTCACTACGGTTGATGCAGCAGCCGCAGCAGCAAATCTTTTATTTACAATAGATGGTACTGCTGAGATTGCTTCAGCAGGAGCAATAACATTAGATTCTGGAGCAGGAATTAACCTTGAACCAGCAGCTGGTTCAGCAATTTTATTGGATGGTACAATTAGTGTAGATGCTGGAGTAGTAACAGGAGCAACATCTATTACATCTACTGCTTTTGTAGGTGATATAACTGGAGATATTACGGGTAATGCTGATACAGCAACTAAAATCGCATCTATTACGAATAGTAACATTGTACAATTAACTGAGTCACAAACTTTAACTAACAAAACTTTAACAAGTCCTGTCTTAACAACACCAGCATTAGGAACACCAGCAAGTGGTGTGATGACAAATGTAACAGGAACGGCTTCAAATTTAACATCAGGTAAAGTAACAGTAACGGATAATGCAGACAATACAGCCTTTGCAATTCCTTTTCACGATGGATCAGATGCTTTATTAGATGATACTGGAACATTAACATACAATCCAGGTACAGCAACATTGTCAGCAACAAGTGCTTCAATTACTTATATAACCTCAAGTAAGGTTGAGGTTGATGCTACCTCGTTAACAATTGGTGGAACTTTACTTACTAAGACTATTGCAGATAATATTCAAAACACAAGTGGTACAAATACTGGTGACCAAGATTTATGGGATGTTGTTGCAGGTGATAGTGGAAATACAACTGCAAATTCTACAACTGATACACTTACAATTGCTGGTGGATCGGGAATTGATACAAGTGTAAGTGCCGATACCGTTACGATTGCTGGTGAAGATGCAAGTGATACCAATAAAGGTGTTGCTTCATTTAGTTCAGATAACTTTAGTGTATCGAGTGGTGCAGTAACCATTAAAGATAGTGGAGTTATTCTTGGAACTGAAACAACAGGAAATTATGTAGCAACAGCAGTAGCAGGTACTGGTATATCTGTAAGTGGGGCAACTGGAAATGTAACTATTTCAAGTGCAATCACAGCAGGTGACGGTTTAACATTAAATACCGCAGACATAGATATAGATGCTGCTCAAACAACAATTACTTCGATATATAATAACTCATTGAAAGTTGGATATGACGCGAGTGATAATATATGTTTTGCTACTGGATCTAATGGACAAATTAGTTACTACCAGAATGGTGTAGAAGAATTTAGAATGGCGGCTGGTGGTACATTCCACGCTGATGCTGATGTGGTTGCGTATTCTTCAACCGTTGCATCTGATATGAATCTTAAAGAAAATATTACAAATATGAAATATGGTTTAGATACTGTGATGCAACTTAGAGGTGTAGAATATGATTGGAAACGAAAAGATATGGGACACGATGTTGGTGTTTTAGCACAAGAAGTTGAAGCAGTTATTCCTGAACTTGTCAAAGAACATGAAGGATTACAAGGTAGAGGAAAATTTAAATCTGTAGACTATAATAAATTAGTACCAATTTTAATAGAATCTATTAAAGAACTTAAATCAGAAATTGATGAATTAAAACTAATCAAGAATTAAAATTGTTATTTGAATAAATTTAACGATATATATACTTGATATTTAAATTAACTATTAACTAATATAAATAGGAGTTATAAACATGCCTGAAACGGAAAACAAAACTGCAGAAGTTAAGATTGCTGCAGAAGAAACTGAAAAAATTAGAGAATTACAAAGTCGTTATACTCAAATTACAGTAAATCTAGGACAAGTTTCAATTGCCTCTGAGAGATTACAAGAAAATTTGGATTCTTTGGATACTCAGAAAGAAGAACTGTTAGCGCAACATGCAACTGCTCAAGAAGATGAGAGTAAACTTGTTGAAGACCTAACTACTAAGTATGGAGTTGGAAATTTAGACCTAGATACTGGTATTTTTACACCGAATGAGTAATTTTGGGATTTTAATTTTATATTTATACTAAATAATATTTGACTTTTATAACTAATTTTTAATCTAAAATCTAGGAGAAATTAAATGGCAGAAAGAATTGTTAGTCCTGGCGTATTCACGCAGGAAACAGATCTTTCTTATCTCCCTCAAGGTGTAGCTAATATTGGAGCAGCAATAATCGGACCAACTCAAAAAGGTCCAGCGTTCGTTCCAACTATTATAACTGGTGGTGGAGAATTTGAAGAAAGATTTGGTCAAAATATAAAAACATCCTATGTTCCCTTTGCAGTACAAGAATATTTAAAATCCGCATCTACCGTAACGGTAGTTCGGGTAATGCATACAGGTGGATATAGAGCTGATTACATAAATGTAATTGCTAGTGGATCTATAGCAGCAAATGTCTCTAGCAGTGTAGTAGCTTTTACTTTAACTAATACAAGACTTGGACAGAATGTTGGAATTGGACTTTCAGCTTCTGCAAGTTTGGATGATACTAATAACGAGTTTGATTTAACTATAAGTGGTTCAAGTGGAGTACATCAAACTTTTACTAATTTGAGCTTTGATAGTAGTAGTGCAAATTATTTTGCTAAAAAGATTTCATCAGATCCACAAAATAATACTGATTATGCATATATCTATAAGGCATTTCATACATCAGCAGATATGGTAGGATCATCTTTAGGTGGATTGCAAGTTACTGGTAGTGCTTCAGCATCTGCTGGATTAAATTTTTCTGGTGGAACTAATGGAGGTTATACTGCTCAATATGATGCAGTAGGCGATTCAACCTCTTGGGGTGGAAATGTTGATTATTGTACTGCAAGAACACCTTATATTATAGATCAAGGTGCAACTAGTTGGGATCAAACTTCGGATAGAACGTTTAAAAACTTATTTAGAGTATATACATTAGGTCATGGTACTGATATGAATACTGAATATAAAGTAGGTATTTCTAATATTAGAGCAGCTGGAACAATTCCAGGATCTGATTATGGAGATTTTACTTTGTCTATTATACCTCTAGATGGTAGAGCACCAGAAACTTGGGAAAATTGTAATTTTGATCCAGCTTCTCCAAGCTATTTTGCAAAACAAATTGGAGATTCTCATGTAATTATAGATTCTAATGGTAGGTTGACATATCATGGAAACTTTCCAAATAGATCTAAATGGTGTAGAGTTGGAGATTATCAAAATATAGAAAATTATCCAAACTCGGTAGTACCGTATGGATATGCAGCTTTAGATAACCCAATTGCAGGTGGTACGTTAGTACCAACAGCTTCAATGAAGCTTCAACAAGTTGATAATACTAATGAACAAACCTTTCAAGCAAGTGCGTATCATGGATTTGATTTCATGGACATTGGAGTAGATAATAGAATAAGAGGCAAATATGATAATGATGGAGCAGCTTATCTTTCACCAATTCCAAGTGGAACAGGAACTGGATCTAATCTATGCTTTAGTTTAAATAATGTGTATGGACATGGTGACGCAGCAAATTTACCTGGAAGTCCTTCAACTTATTCAGATTCAACTGAAAAGATAACATTAGCTTTATCTGATATAGGTCAGAGACGGTTTGCAGTTCCTTTTCAATGGGGATTCGACGGTGTAGATCCAGCTTCAAAACCATCTATGGGTAATGATATAACTACTACTAATGTAATGGGATTTGATTGTTCTACTTCAAGTACTAGTGGAACTACATTATACAAACGAGCTATTAATGCAGTATCTAATCCAGATGAATTCGATATTAATATGTTGGTACTTCCTGGAATTATTCATAGTAAGGATGGTAGTAATTGTCATAATAATATTACCGAACACGCTATAACTAAGGTGGAAGAAAGAGCTGATTGTTTCTATATAATGGATGGATTCCATTGGGCGGATACTATTTCGCAAGCAACTAGTGCTCTTGGATCACTAGATACTAATTATACAGCTACGTATTATCCCTGGGTACAAGTAAATTACTCCATAGAAGGAGGCAATGTGGAACCAGTTTGGGTACCACCTTCAGTTGCTTTGTCTGGTGTATTTGCTTTTAATGACAGGATAGGTCAAGAATGGTTTGCACCTGCAGGATTAAATAGAGGTGGATTGACTATAACCTCTAAAGCTAAGTTTAAGTTAAATCATGCAGAGAGGGATAAGCTTTATGAAGAAAGAATTAACCCAATTGCAACATTTCCTGGTCAAGGACCGACGGTGTTTGGACAAAAAACATTACAATCCAAACCATCAGCACTTGATAGGATTAATGTTCGTAGATTGTTAATTAATCTGAAGAAGTTTATTGCTTCAACATCTAAATTCTTGGTGTTTGAACAGAATACAACCGCAACAAGAAATCGTTTCTTGAATACGGTTAATCCATATCTTGAAAATGTACAGTCCAATAGTGGTTTGAATGCTTTTAGGGTAGTGATGGATGAATCAAACAACACACCTGATGAAATAGATAGAAATAGGTTAGTTGGACAGATATTTGTTCAACCTACAAGAACCGCTGAGTTCATTGTGTTGGATTTTGTTGTTCAACCTACTGGAGCAACCTTTCCAGAATAATAAAATATCTTTATAAGATAACTAAAAGCCCCAGTTTTTACTGGGGTTTTTTGTTTTTATAAAAACTTCAAAAAAACTTCTAAAGGATATTATTAATATAAGCGCAATTTTTCATAACCTTTATATTTATTACTGAAAAGAAATCTTATTTAGGAGAAGAAAAGATGCCTGAGTTAATTGATGCAACTGAAATAATGTTTACCCCATTTGAACCGAAAACTAAAAATCGGTATGTCATGTATATCGAAGGTATTCCGGCATACTTGATTAAAACAGCTAGTAGGCCACAGATTACATTTGAAGAAATAGTTTTAGACCATATTAATGTAAAGAGATATATTAAAGGTAAAGGAGAATGGCAACCTTTAGCAGTTACTTTATATGACCCAGTAGTTCCTTCTGCAGCACAAGCATGTATGGAATGGGTTAGATTATCACACGAGTCAGTAACAGGTCGTGATGGTTATTCAGATTTTTATAAAAAGGATGTATCTTTTAATTTATTAGGTCCAGTTGGTGATGTGGTTGAAGAATGGACATTAAAAGGAGCATGGGTACAAGATGCAAACTTTAATGATTTGGATTTTGCAAATGGAACAGATCCAGTAGATATTGAATTACAATTGCGTTATGATTACGCAATTTTACAATTCTAATTAATAACGGAGAATAAAAATGAGTGAATGGATAGCAGCAAATTGGGAATATGTTTTAGTTGGTATTTACGCAGTAGAAAAAATCGTAAAACTTACACCTACTAAATATGATGATATTATTTTTGATATGATTTTGAAACCAATTAAAGAGAAATTCGCACCTTCAAAAAAATAAATACCAAAATAAAAATTTGTTTGATAGATTTTAGTTATATTTACAATTAGTTATAAATTTTATTAAGGAGAATGACATGCCCGAAACTACGTTTCCGACGGAAACCATCGATCTGCCGTCGAAAGGATATTTTTATCCTGAAAAAAGTCCATTATCAAGTGGTAAGGTCGAATTAAAATATATGACAGCTAAAGATGAAGATGTTTTGACGTCACAAAATCTTATTGCTAAAGGTGTTGTTTTAGATGTACTTTTAGATAATTTGATAGTCGATAAAAAAGTCAAAATTGATGATTTATTGATTGGTGATAAAAATGCTTTATTGATAGCTGCGAGAGTGTTAGCTTATGGTAAAGAATATGAGTTTGAAGTTATTTCGCCTGTTACTGGAGAACCTACTACACATAATTTGGATTTAACTTCATTGAAGGATGTTTCAGTAGATTTTAGTAAGGTATCTAAAGGACAAAATACATTTGAATTTACTTTACCTACTACAAATAGAGTTATTAAGTATAAATTATTAACTAGTGGTGATGTTGATAATATTGAAAAACATGCTAAATCATTAAGTAAAGTTAGTGATATAGATAGATCTCTTACTACTAGATTAAAACATATGATACTTGAAGTTGATGGTAATTCTGAACGATCATTTATTAATAACTTTGTAGATAATGAATTTTTCGCTGTAGATAGTAGATCATTTAGAGAATATATTTCAGATAACACCCCAGATATCGATTTAGAAATAACAATTGATGTGGATGGGGAGGAGGTAGAAGTTACTGTCCCGATGACGGTACAGTTTTTTTGGCCTTCCTCCTGAGTATAAAACTCAGATCCACGAACAGATATTTCAACTAACATTTAATTCTAGAGGTTCAATACCCTTTGAACAAGCCTATAATATGCCAGTTTATCTAAGAAGATGGTATCTTAAAAGATTAGACAAGGCTTATAAGGATGAAAACGAAGCTATAGAAAAAGCACAAAAAAAATCCATAAAACCAAATTTTCCAAAAATTAAAAAATGATTATTTGTATATTTATATATGAATCCCTTAATTTAAGTTTTTAGGAGTCAATATTGGCTAAGTATGTAGTAAAAGAAAATAAAATAATTACAGAATTTCTTGGTAGTCTTTTTAAAGCAGTAGCAAAAAGGAAATCTTCAAAAGTTTTGAAAGCTCTATCAAGAGATCCAGTTATGAAAAGACATATAAAGGCTGCTGATAAAATAGGTAAAGATATTATACAGCATATAGAAAAGAAGAAAAAAGATGATCCTGAATGGGCTGATAGATATGATGCCGTATCAGATTATTTTGATTCTTTAGACTAATTAGGAAATGATTTATATATAGTGTATTCTACACTATTCAATTAAAAGAAGATAAAACTTATGGCAGATCCAAAATTAACAAAACAACAAAAAGATGACCTTAAAGAGTTTAATGAGTTGTTAAAACAACAACCTAAACTTTTTAGGTCTATACTAGGTATTTCTGAAACCATCAAAAAATCTGTTACTGATACTTCAGATGCTAGTGAAAAAATTGTTAAAAGTAATAAAGCTTATTTAGATATAGCAAAACAGGTTTTATCAAATACAAAAAATATTCATAAAGAAACTTTTGATGTGGCAGACCTTAGTGATCAAATTCTAAAAGCTCAAAAATCTGGAGATAAAGTTTTAGTAAACCAATTAAAACAATTAAATAAATTACAGCAAGGGCAGAAAAGATATAATAATGTTGTAAATGCGGGAGCTAATTCTATAGAAAAAATGATGAGTGGTATAGAGAGTACATTTCGTCAAATTCCGTTCATTGGAGATTTTCTAGCAGATGCAATAAATTTTGGTGATATGAGCAAAAATATGCAAGGTTCATTTAGAGAAGGAGCTAAAGCTTCAGGTGGGTTCTTGAAAGAGGGGTTATACCAAGGCACAGTTGAAGGTACTACTTCAGGAATGGTAGAAAGTGCTAATCTTGGAAAATCCTTAGGTAAAAAAATGGGCCAGTGGTTTAGATCTCCAGTTGGTGAAGGTGTAAGTAAGACTGGTAAAGAGTTGGTGGTAGTAGATAAAAACGCAAAAGGTGTTGCAGGGAAGTTTAATGTGATGAAGTTAGGAGCAATAGGACTTGCCGCAGCTGTATCAACAATGGCAGCTAAAATGGCCAAGTTTGCATTTGAAACTGGTCTTTCTCTAGAACGGAGTATCAAATTAGGTCCATCATTATTTATTAATTCAGGTTATGTTAAGTCGATGGCGGAAGAGTTTGGAACCATCAATGATGTAAATACTAAAATAGCATGGCAACTTAAAAAACAATCATTCTTTTATGGAATAGAAGCAGAACAAGCAGTAAAAATATTAAGAATACAGAGTGCTTTATCTGATAGTAGCCATGAACAATTAATTAATGTACAGAACACAGTTGCTGAATTTGCAAGATCTAAAGGAGTATTGCCTTCAAAAGTATTTGACGATATAGCAAACTCTACAGAATTGATGGCAAAATATGCTGACGGTACTGCTGAAGGATTTATGAAAGCAGCTGTACATATAAGAACTATGGGTATAGGATTGGAAGTAGCTGACCAGATAGCTTCTCATTTATTAGATATAGAAGGCTCTATAAATGCACAATTTATGGCTAATTCAGTACTTCAGAAAAATATGAATTTAGATAGAGCTAGACAATTGGTGTTGAATAATGATCTAGTAGGAATGATGGAAGAAGTTAAGAAGCAATTAGGTGGAGAGTTAGAATTTCAAAGATTAAATTTGGTAGAAAGAGACTTACTTAGTAAGGCTATAGGAACTGATATTTCAAATGTAGCCAAGATGATTTCAGCACAGGAAGCCTCAAATGAGGTTACGAAACAAGCTCAAGGAAATTATAAACTATTGGGTGCTATAATTGGTGGAGTAGTAGGACTATTAGTCGCGGCTGTTCCAGCTATAAGAACTGCAATGTCAGGTGGTCTTTCTTTTGCAGTAGATGCTATGTCTGTAGCAAAAGGTCTGACTGTAGTAGGAATAGGAGCAGCAGGTGGAGCAGCAGTTGGATCAACCTTCGCTAAACAACAAGATTTTGTTTCTAGACCAGGTATGAATCCAATACCATTTAGTACTGATGATACAATTATAGGAACAAAAAATCCAGCTGGATTGGGCGGGGGTGGTAATTCTCAGATAGCAATGGCCATTACTAATCAAACAAGAGCAATGAATAAATTAGAACAAACTATCAGTAAAGGACAAGCACAATCAACTCGACAACGACAGAGCATGATTGATGCAACTACAAAAGGTCAAAATAAACTTTATAGAGGATTTATAGAGGGTTAAAGATGGCATTAACAGACTTAAACAGACCAAAATTAAAAAAATATTCACCTAAGGGAATGGTTAAAAAAGGTGCTAATGTATCAGGATGGTCTTATGGAAAGTCCGGAAAAAGAAGTCCATATAAAAGTAATTTTGGTAGGTCATCTAATGATCCGTGGCTTTTAACATATAGGGAACCTGGAGATTTGCCAGTTATAGAATTATCTGGAAATATGGAGTCGGCATTAAAGAATCTTTCTGATTTAAAAACGAAACTGGGTGTAGGTAGAACAAAGTTTTTAGAAGATTTGGTTAAGACTGGCTCCACTGTTAAGGAAGCAAAGACTATATATCAAAAAGAGTTAAAAAATTTAAAATCTGCACATACTTTAGTAGAAAATCATAGGAAATCAGAATTTAATAAAAATGTATATGCGAATGCAGGTAGAATGGTGGATTATATTACTCAACGAATTTCGGATATTCAGAATGGAAAATTAGAGAATTTAACTCCTAAAGATATACCTGGATTGGAAAAATCTCTAGAAAGTTGGATGAGGAAGCAACAACAAGCAGAAAATCGAATGTTGGGTAAAGATTTAGGTGGTATGTTTTTTGGTAGTCAATTGCAAGATATTAGTGAAAGATTAGGTGGGACATTTGACAAAAAAGGTGAACTTGGCGAATTTAGAAAAAATTTAGCAGAAAAATTTAATAAGAAAGGTGAGATATTTAACCCAAACATAAAATTCGTTGAAGTTCCAAAACGCCACAAACCGTCTACAGTTAATTATTTTATAGATCATGATGTTATGGGATTTAGTAAAAATATGCAAATTGGTGAAAGTAAATTTATAGGTATTACAAAAGATGGGAAAAACTATAAATATCCAGATAATTACGGTTTAGTAGATAGAGGGTTGAGAACTGGAGAGTCCATTTTTACAGTTAATTATTTTGGATCAATGAGTGCACCAATTGATCCAACAGAAACAACTGAAGGAGTACCCGCAAAAGAGTTACATGCAACTGGTTTTACCAAATTTTTTACGGATAAGACAAAATCTCAATTTGTAGGTATTTCAGATAATGGAGAATCATATAAATATCCAGTAGTAGAAGGATTTCACCAGGGAACTTTTAGACTTGGAATTGAAGGTGGAAGAACGGTTACAGGTTTAGGTAATATAGATTCTTCTCTAAAGGTAGGTGTTGATTATTTTAGTGGAATTCCAGGTGACTGGGGTAACGCTGGAGGCCAATCGAACACACATACCTTACCGTTAGGATTTTGGAAGAATATTGGTAAAGATAAAACATTATTGCCATTTAAATCTAGGTCTCAACTTGCTTATATGGTTACGGGTGGTGACCTGGCTGGTAAGTATGTATTTGGATTTGGTCCTCCCACATCAGATATGGCAGTTGATAGTCCTCATATGTGGCAACTTAGTTCTAAATCTATAATTCCAGACGTTCCAAATACGTGGGATGTAAGAGGTCAAACTATGTGGGATCAAATGGGCGAGTATCCCTGGGCTGCGTATAATCAACCAACTCTGCAGTCTAAAGGTGTTAATTTTATGGCTGGAACTAAAAAAGGTAAAACTTTTAATCCAGATCAAGATTTACATCCATATGGATTTACTACAAATATGGGAAAACTAAATTGGCAAACAGGAGACCCAAATACTGGAATAGCTTCAAGATTAGCAATTCCTATAGATGAAAACGGTGATAGATCTAAGATAAAAATATCAGCAAATTTAGATGGATTGGATGGATATGATTTTCCTTATCCAGGTCAAGGTAGTTGGCATATTAGAAAGCATTACCGTAGAAGATTTACTCCCCCATTACATAACGGAGCTGTAGCTTTGGGTCAATCTGGAACTCATTTCAACTTGGGAGTTCGTTCTAGTGAAGGAGTTGTACCTTTGCCTAATTCATATTCATCAGAAGATTATCCAATTTACTCATCAGTTAATTTAGCGAATGAGGACGAAGTAACTAGACTTAATACTATGATAGGAGCATCTACATATAAAGTTCCAAAAATAGGTTCTGAGCTAGCAAGAAAATTTGTACATCCTACAAATGCAGAAGGTGGAACATATGGAAAATTTGGTTATATAAATCATTATTGGGAATGGAAGAACCCTCATAAAATAAGAGAAGAAGCAGGTCATGGTTCATTATTTCCAATTCATCCTATTATTTATAAATCTTTGTTAGATATGGGTGGACCTCATGATGATGTGGGTGATCAGGATTCGTATGTGAGTGGGAAATCTCTTAAAGAAGTTTTTCGTTATAGTGGAAATACTGATAGAAGGCAAGGAGCTGGACCAACTATAGAATTTGTAAGAGGTGGATTGCCGACAGCGTTAGTTAGAGTAGAAGCAGATTTACACAGATTAAAAAAACTTTTACATCATAGTGGTAATACTGGAAATTTTATATTAGGAAAACAATTTCTTTTACAGGCATTAAATCCACGAGAGGAAACAAGAGTATTTAATCCATTGAGCTTTGAAGCGAACGCTACAAGAGTAGTAAAATTACAAAGACATATTAGTGCAGAGGGACTTTTGAATACAATAAAAACAAGTATTCTTAATCCTATAAAGAATTTTCTTGACCCAGGTTCAGTATCTCCTGTTACCTTAGGATTATATGAAAGATATGAAGGTTATGATTGGGGACCAAAAAACAGACGAGGGAAGAAGAATAAATTAGCGCAGTGGGCTAACGAAAGTTTTAAATCAGAAGAAATTGGAACTGCCGCTGGAACATTTGGAGATAAACTTAAAAAAGGCTTATTGCGAGGACTCACAAAATCATTTACATCAGCCGCACGTTCAATTACGGGGTATAACTTAGAGGAATCTCCAGAACCACCTTCTAGATATGTAGATTCTCAAAAAACTTTAGATAAAAAGCCAATACATGAGGGAACTCAGCAAAAGGGTAAGCAAAGTTGGAAAGTTAAAGAGTATTCAAAGCTGAAAAATAAGTTGGGGGGTATGAGTTATGGATATGGTAATGCTCTTGAACGCCAATGGGGACAAAAAGTAGTAGATGATGTTGGAGATCAAGGAAAACCAGATAATGCTTCTAATTTAGAATGGCATTCAAGGCTTGGATGGATTCATCCTAAAGATTCCGATCAAATAGATAAGATAAATGCACATAGATATGGTGATCCACTACCAGAGGAAACTAATAATGAGTTTAATGACGAACGTGATTTCATAAAATTTAGATTTAAGGATATGGTAAGGGGAAGTAATATAGTTTTTAGAGCAATTTTATCTGGTATAAATGATAATATAACTCCAGATTGGACATCAGAAAGATATATTGGTAGAGCAGATCAAGTTCATGTTTATAAAGGAGCTGACAGAAATATAAGTTTTAATTTTTCTATTGCACCAAAATCAATAACTGAATTTCCATTTTTGATGGAGAAATTAAATTATTTAATTGGATTGTGTTATCCAGAATACGATGAAAATAATGGCAATAGAATGGTTCCACCAATGACACAATTGACAATTGGAAGTATTTTAGATGAGGCTTCAGGATTTTTAAATTCCTTGAGTTATACAGTAGAAGAAAGTAGTCCTTGGGAAATAAAAAGGGGAATGCAATTACCTAAGTTTATAAATGTAAGTTGTGATTTTAGATATATTGGTAATCAATTACCAAGTAAATACGGGCAGCATTTAGGATATGATCAAGGTTGGTTTAGACGAGTGGATCCTGCACCAACACCAGAGGAAAGAGCAGATATATTGAGTCGTACAACTGATTTATATAATCCCGATGCTCATATTGATAATGGGTCATTTGGATTAGATCCGTTACGACAGAACCCCTCAGTCTGGAAGCCCATGAAGCTTTCTAATGGTGGTGCATTACCGACACCATCTGCCGCGAAGATATCGATGGATCTCCAAGCACAGACTGCAATAGGAAACGCTGCTTGGAATAATAAGTCACCAGAACAACTATCTAAAGAGGCAGAATTAGCTGAACTGTATAAATTCGGGGGCGCTAAACAAAAGGAAACTCTAACTGCATTAAATCCTTTTGGAATTTGATGGGAATTGATAAATTAAATGAGATATAAATTTACAGATCAAAAAATGGACAAGAGATTAAAACAGAAAGTTTTAAAGCCAACCATATATCCAAAAATACCTTTAAGAGATGATGATATCTATATGTTTCCAGATGATTTAGAAAGATGTGAACATTTAGCATTCAAGTTTTACGGTGACCAATCTTTATGGTGGATTATCGCTCAGGCAAATAATATATTTGATGGTTCTATTTATTTAGATACAAGTAAACAGATAAGAGTTCCTGTAAATATAAGTGGAGTATTGATAGAGTTGGAAAATATAAATAGGTTATTCTGATATGTCTAATTTCAATCTTAGACCTATACCAAAAGAAATTCGCTATAAACTTTTACAAAAGCAAAAGGCATTCGCACGTCAAAGTATTACAGAAGCAACTTCAGCTAATAAATCTTTAGAATTAGGCGATGATTTTCTTCAATTTCATAATAGATCTACTTGGGCACATATGATTGGATTAAGTGTTATATCTGGAGAAGATAAAAAAGATAGAATATCAATTATTGGAGCTGGTGAGTTAAATCAAGAACCTGCCGCTAATGAACCTTTAATGAAAAGTCATTTTAGTTCAATTTATAGACCTTGGAATCTTAGTAAAGGAGCTCAGGGAGAAGCTATTTTTTCAGATACACTTTACAGACCAATTTCAGGAATTAAATCAATTTCAACTAGATATGAAGGAACTTTAAAAGCTGCGAGGGAATGTACAGTTAATTTTACTGTATTTTCATTAGAAGACCTCGATAGACTTTCTCCATATTTTTTTAGAGTTGGGTCAGAAGTTTTAGTAGAATTTGGGTGGAATGTAGTAACTGATACTGAATCTTCAATGTTTAATACTTCATTAGGACATAAAATTATTGATATATATAATGAAAAAGGAGTATCAGGAATAAAGAGTGATGGTGGAGTAATAGATTTATTAACAAATAATACTGCAGAAAATTATGAAAGAGAAATTTTAAAACATAAAGGGGATTATGAATATGTCTATGGAACTATTTGGAATTTTGAATATTCGTTGAGAGATGATGGTGGATTTGATTGTGTAGTAAAGATTAAAACCGTTGGAATGAGTTTATTGGATACTAAAGTAAATAGAGAGCGTTCCCCATCAGTAAAAAGTGTAGAAAATGAATCGGAAGAGAGAAAAATTGAAAATACATCTCCAGACGAGGTATCAGACGAATTTTATTTAATGATGGATAATTTACCAGAAATTGTTTATGGATCTCTCATACAAGGATATTCAAGAACATCAAAGATGAAGGGAGATTCAGTTAAAGAGAGATCCAAAAAGGCTAGTACTAATTTTGGGGATGGAATAGATTCGTTAGATGCGGCATTTTATTTAATGGGTGGTGGTGAAGGTTTTTCAGATAATTATAAAAAGACTCAACAATTTGCTTTGGCGTTATTGATCGAAAGTGTAGATTTTGGATGGGATTATTGGACTAAATATGAACCATTAGTATCAGTATTTCAAGAAGCATTGATAGAACAAGGTCAAAATCTTCCAGTATACGGAGCAGATGGCGGGTTCGGGGACGAAACGTTGGGAGCTATGGTAAAGTTTCAGAACGACATAGGAAGTAATATACTTATAAAGTGGGTAAAGGCCAGTATAGATGACGATTGGAAAAAAAGAGTAGATCATATATCTAAATCTATATTTACTAAAGGAGTTCAAGATATAGATCCTACTGATGACTATATAGCTACCCACAATCCAGCTATTCAGTATTTGAGGGCAGGTAAAGACGGGAAAAGACCAAAGCAATTTAATATTACAGAAGTTCCGAATTCTCCACCTTATTTAACAGCAACTGAAGATCCAAATAAGATAGTTGATAATTATGAAGATACTATACCAGAAATAGAATCTAAATTTTATAACTGGTCTACGGATGTAGGGACACCTACAGAAAAAGACGATAAAATAACTATTTTTACTTCATATCGACAATCAAATACTACACAAATTTTTACTGGATTTAATTGGGAAAAATCTAAAGAAGATTTTGATACTTTATCAGAAAAGTATGCTACTGAATATTACAGAGATAATTTAATACCAATAGGACGAAAAAGAGCACGAGCTAAAGAGAAAGCTCAACCATTAAATAAGGGTCATTCCGCTGTAATAGGTGGTATTAGTCGTGATATTACAAAATATCCGGATTACTGGCCATGGAAACCAGAGTGGACTAAACTGCCTGAGGAAGATCCAGATAAGCCATTTGTGCCAGGTGAGAGTGACGAATTTTTGGAATTTTTAGACGATTCTGTTCCAGCTAAAATTTGGATACGATGGGGATGGTTTGAAGATAATATATTGACAAGATATTTGGGATATATGCCTGATGTTGATACAGGCGGGTCTCCAGTTTCATTTTTTAAATCAGTAGAACCTAAAATTAATAAATTAGGTGAAATTATTACAGGATATGAATCTAATAAAATAGGATTACCAAAGCCTTTACTTACAACTGATGTAAAACAGATATTAATACCTGATAGAGTTGAAAGTTTAGAAAAAGTTAAAACATATGCACCACATATCAAGGATATAGTGGATTTTAATTTTTATGCTTGTTTAGGTACGTTTTTAAACTCTGAAATAAAGGAACCAGACGGAGTTGGAATATCTCCAGTAGAAGTACCAGTGGAAGGATCAACTGATACCCGAGAGAATTATAAAGTTGGATACATCAGAAATTTATTTGTAGAAGCATCTACATTACAGGAGGCTTTTCTTAATATAGGAACATTAAAAGAAGGTCTTGATAGATTTATTGCAATAATGTATAAAAATTTTGGTAAAGTTCATAACTTAGAGGTACAGCAAGGTAGAGATGATAATATGGTAGGAATAGTGGATACAAATTTAATTTCTGATAATGCTATTTGGAAAAATAAACGAAAAGAAGATATTCCAGACTCTTTAGAAAATGAAGCTAACAAAATTAGAGTATTTGAATTTCCAGCATG